AAAAAATAGTATTTAATATTTTTTCAATAACAGCCATTAAAGCTTTCAAAATATAAGCGTTTTTACCAGCTGCGGCTATTGCAGATTTTCCAGCCCAAGCTGCTTTTAAAATTTTTAACTTACCAATCATTGGTATTGAGAAAAATACACTCAAATAAAGTTCAAACTTATTTTCATCAGAAGGATCGGCTTTATATTTTGCTACATTTTTTTCAACTTCTGGCCAATTGGTAAGACCAGTGGGATCGAAAATTGATAAAAATTGACCAACTGGATGTTCTAGTAAACCTTCTAAATCAATTAATCCATTGCTGCTTCTTTTAACTGATTTCATAAATTCAGTGGTTAAACCGTAATTTCCAGATGCAACTGCCGCTATGGGTGCAGCTACAGCAGCTAATATAGCTAATACTGGAACCGCTTCATTTATAAGTTGAACTTCTTTTTTATAATTTTCAAAAATTAATTGAGCATCTCTATCCATATTATCATTATTTATCTTTTTTTTTATTTATTAATAAAATTTTGCAATTTTTTACCACCCTCAGAACTAGCTATAGCACCCCAAGCTTGAGATAGGGTTCCTTGTAATGCATTTTGCATTGCTGACTTTGAAAAATCCATAACAGCATTTCCAGCATTTTGTAAAGTATCTTTCCAAGAATTATTTTCTGGAGGTGTGGTGTTGCCGTCTTTATCAACATTTTCTTCATTATCATTTGGAATCGTATTATTCTGTTCTATTCCAACATTAGAAGTTCTTGCAACACCAACATGAACATGGTCATAATGATTTCCACCGACATTTGATAGCCAAATAATTTGAATCCTAAAACCGTCTGGCGTGTAATGTTTGAAATCCTTACCCTCATAAGGTTTCCAAGAAGTCACATTTGCTCCACAATTTCTAGCAACTTTAATTGCAAAATTAGTAGCATCTTCAACTCTTCCGTTAAAAGTGACATTTAATCCAAAATCAGCGGCATATGCTGATTTATTACCCTCATAATGATCAGAAACATATCCAGATCTGGTTTTAACTCTACTTCTTTTTAAAGACGTAGGTTTCCAATTACCTATTGGAAGAATTGATATTAATTTAGGTAAAGATCCACCCCAATTCCCATCAACTCCTCCACCTTGAGCGCCAATCAATGTACCCAAGGTTTTATTTTCCTGAGCCTCCAAGATAGTCTCATACTTTTCAAAAATGTTATGTATATCAGAATTTAACATATATTTTATTTCATATAATTACTCATGAAATCTTCGTATTTTTTACCAATAGCTCCCTTGGCCGTATTTAAAACTGAAGATAAAGCTTTTTTCATACCTTCTTTACTAAAATCTCCACCAGTTAAATCATATACTTGTTGTTTCACATCATCATAAGTACGAGACGCAACATCTCCTATTTTAGACAAAGTATCATTTTCTTCAGAATCACCATCTGTATCATTATCCGATCCATTTTTATTTTTAATATTAGAAACTATTTGTCTCTCGTAATCAGAATTAGGTTCTATGTTTAAAGGAGTAACTATTAAATTATTACTATTTTTTCCTAAATTCGCAAAATAATTATACATTTCCACATTTGATCCTGAATAAAAATCTATATTATTGGTAACGGAACTACCACCCCTATCATCAACTCTATATATACCTTCAGAATTTCCAAATTCTGAACCTACAGGTCTTCCAGTTCTTTTATCTACAATTTTGACAATTGTGCCATGTGGTAATTTGTTATTTGCTATAGAATATCCAGCTATTAACTTATTATTTTTATTTCCCATGTATTGCCATTCTGGTTTTAAAATTCCGCTTCTTATTTCATTTGCAGTGGTGGTATCAATATCAGCATTTCCATATGCTGTAGCACCAAACATATATTTTTCCAAAACAAATTGTTTAAATGTTATCACCTTAATATTTATAACATATAAACACTAAATATTAACATATGGTTGGAAAAAAAGATACAGTAATGATATTTGAGAAATATCGTAATGTTTTAGCTGAACAACAGCAAAATAATAATATACAGTCTATAATAAATCAAATAAATACTTCAGCTTTGGCTCCTGATATTAAGCAAGGACTAGTTTCTTTGTTAAAAGATCCAGAAGTTGCTTCTAAATGGGGAAGTGGAGATGCTGATACCGTAAACGCTGGAGATAATAATTTCGCCAAAGAACTCTCAACGGCAAAATATGGCGCTCCAGATCAAGATTTGGCAAATAAACCAGATGCTAATTTTGCAAAAGAAATGGCAGCTGAAAGAGCTAAACAACAAAAACAATATCCAGAACGAGAAGAAAACGAAGAAACTCCAGTAAATTGTGCTTCACTTCCAGCAGGAATGGAACGAGATAATTGCAACGCCAGAAGAAAGCAAGTTGCGCTTGACAGTTTTTCCAAGGCTCAAAATCCAGATAAGAAAACAGTATACAACGATCCTAGTGCTGCCAAAAGTTGGTTTTAATAAAATATTTTAAACACCCCAACTAGTTCCACCAAAAGGATTACTCCACCCACTAGTTGTTTTTTGCCCTACTTCTGCTGGAATGGGTGTTGGTTTTTGTGGTTGATTTTCTGCAATTTTTTGTAAAGGAACCCCAAATAAATTCTTATTTTCAACATTTTCCACAAAATGTGATTCTTTCATTTTCGAATAACTGTCCCTTTTATCGATAGTGGTGTAAAAAGTTTCTATGCAATTTACAATATAATCACATAAAATGTAATCTGGAGTATTACATTTATTGTCTAAAGAAAATTTATTAATTAAATCTGTAAGCTCTTTCTTAAATTCCATATTAAAATTTAGAAAGATTTTTTAAAAAATCAAACTAAACCGAAAGATTTTTTAACTAATGAATCGATCCATTTATCAAAAGATTCTTTCACTAAAGACTTTTTCTTCTTCTTAGGAATTTTTGCACCAGATTCTTTAGCTTTATTTAAAGAAATAGCAACTGCTTGTTTTTGAGCCTTTTTCTTTGTTTTGGGTTTAGATGTACCAATTTTACCAGTTTTCTTATATTTCTCCATTTCAGTTTTGATATTTTTGGAGATAGTTTTTTTCGATTTTCCTTTTTTGAGTGGCATAGTAAAATTATTTATTATTTTTGAAGAGTTTTTCTGTATAAATTTAAAATATCCTCATCATTTAAACCCATTTGCTTGAGATATGTTTCTATAAAGGATATGTCATTTGATGTTATGGCTTGCTGAACATCTGCCGATTCCAGATCTTTCCCCAATTCTTTTAATTTTTCGACAAGGTGTTTCTTAAATGTTGAAAGTCTTGAGCTATTAATTTTCGTTGCCTTTCCAACTTCTTGAGTATTTTCATCTTCAATAGGCTCCAGATTAGACTTAGAGACAGTTTGGATAGGATTAATTCCTGTTGGAGTATTGATAATGAAAACTTTGAACTCTGTGGGGCTTCCCCCACATTCTTGCAATACATATCCTTCATAATAAGGTGAATTAATTATACCTAACTTCTCAGACCACATAGGATCTACCTTGATGCGGACTTTTTGAAGTTTTGTCGTTCCAATTGCTTTTTCCAACAGGTTTAAAAATTTCACTCAATTATTTATCCAAAAGATACTTTAAAATTTAATCAGTCTTTTTTACTAATATCAACCAATCCACCATTTTTTTTAATAAAAGGTTCTCCCAATAAAACTTTATATTCGTTTTCAGTTCGATCTGTTATTGAAAATGGGACATTTGTATATTTTCTACCATTTATATAAACGTTAAATTCAACAACTGGTCTATTTTCTTTATTACCAGAACCTATATGAATTTTAATATCATCTTTAAATGGACATGTTATTACCTTTCCATCTACGGTTTCAAACGTAACTTGCCCGTTTTTAATAGACTTTACTATACCGTGTAAAACATTATGCGCGGTATTTCCTGTATCTGTTTTTGCTTTTAAAGAACCAATACCTTCGATTTCAATGTCCTCCACAAGACCTAGAGTATTTTCTAAAATAATTTTGTATAATTTTATGAATTTCACTTAAATTATTTATATAAATATTAAAGTGAATAGAGACTGTTATTTAATTTTTGAGCAATATAGATTAATTTCTGAAAATTTGATTTTGGAAAATGTTCAAAAGGCTATAGAAATAAGAAAACAATATTATCCTTCCTTGAAATACCAAGGAGAATTGATCGGAGATTACGAAGTTGAAGAAATATATAATGCATTGGCTAGACAGCAAGTTGCAAAAACAGTATATCTCAACTGGATATTTCTTTTAATGCAAAACCGTGTTCCTAGAATAATGGAAGATTTGCAGACTATAGCTAAAAATTTAAAAGTTTTCAATTCTAAAAGTAGTAAAATAGCGGCTGATGGATACCCAACTCAACTTTTCAAACAAAATAAAGAATTAATATATAAAACCCCTCAAGAATTATACAAAGTTGTTGAAAACTATATGAACACTGATGATGTCGGTGAAAGAGGGTTATTAAAAACAGCAGAATATTTGACATCGAAAGGTGAAGTTGGAAAAATTTATGAAGATGATGTTTATGCCGTCTACACTCCAAAAACATATGATGCATCAAAAGAATTGGCATGTTTAACAAATTGGTGTACCAGATTTCCCGACATGTATAAGCGGTATTCTAGTGATGGACCACTGTATATAATTTTCAATAAACAATTGTTAGGTAAACCTGAAGACAATAACAGAATGATACAATTCCATGTACCATCGAAACAATTTAAAGATATAAAAGATAGAGAAATTAAAGATAGACCTATATTCATGAATAATTTAAAAGGTTTATTCAACATATTATATCCAAATGCATTAAATGAATTTAAAAAATTAGCAGAAGGTGAAATTGAAAAAACAGAATTGAGCGATGAAGCGAAACAATCTTTATATCTAATGCCTCAAGAATATAAAGAAGGTTTGGATTTACCTTGCGGTGAAATAGAAGAAAAAATAGCTGATGAATTGGGGGTAGATTGTTCTTCAGTTTTTGAAAGTGACGGTAGATACGAAGTAAATGGTGAAATTTATGAAGTAGATACAGTGGCACAAATTTCCGATAGGGCAGTGGAGGGTATAATGGATTCTGGACTTGAAAGTGATTGGTTTTATCTACATGTTTTGGATCAAGGTAGGCATTATTCTTGGGAAGACATTTTGCCAAGAGAAGAATACGATAATACGAATTGGAATCAAAGAAAATATGAATTTGAGGATTTATTTGGAAATGATAACTATGTAGAAATTTATAACGAACATTTAAAACCATATCTATCCGAAGAAGAAGAATATAAAGTTAGAAAACCTACGGATAGCGGATATGATAAATGGGAAGAAACAAAACTGCCACCTAAAGTTTATGATCAAGAAGATTTAGAAGATGGTTCTTATCTAGAAGATGTTCCTTACGAAGTTTATATAAATTTTGTAGAAGATATTAGAGGAGATAATCCAATAAAATGGTATATTAAAGAAAGAGGGGATGATGTTCATAGTATACCTAATATAGATTTAGAAGCAGCCGTTGGTGAATTCGTTCAAAATTTAAGTTGGGACGATTTAGCGTCTTGGGCTTCAAGTTACGATGGCGTAGGATACCATTTTGTTTTAAATGGTACGGATTATATGCTTTATAGAGTGGAATAAATTACCAATCTTTACAAGCTTGATATTTGGCCGTGCCTGGTTTTGCAGTGGAGCATTTATGTCTAGCCCTAAAGGATTTCTTTCTTTTAGTGTTTCCAGACTTTCCAGTTACACGAACACCTTTTTGTCCCCAATGGATTCTTTTATAACCCTTACCTTTAGGATTTTTTACACATTGCATCCATTTTTTACCTTTGGATGTTGAAGATGTCTTTTTGGTTGGACCAGTACATTTTGAGGATTCCAATAAAACATTAACCAATTGATCGAAATTATTCATAAAACTATTTATTATTTAATAAATAATATTATGAGTAGAAAAAATAGTCTTTTGGAAATTTCCAAAGCTTATGAGCAAATTTTAAACGAGATGAATATTGGTATAGATTCATCCGCTCAAAATACGTTGTTAAAAAATACAATGAAACCATATGCTTCCGAAGATGAAGAAATTGAATTTGTAATTCCTAAAAAACAATCTTCAAACCAAATGTTTAAATCAGCCATGAAAGGTGATTTGGAAGGTGGTAAATGTCCATGCGATTCTGGTAAATGTGGGGAGCAAAATGATGAAGAAGAATCTGGTGATGATTCTAATTTAAACATGGCAAAATCAGAAACTTATAAAATATTAAATTATGCAAAAGATTTGATGGAATTGTTGGAAAAAACTGATAAAATAGAAGCATGGATGTTAGCAAAATTAGCAAATGCAGCGGATTACTTGTGTTCAGTAAGAGGAGTATTGGAATACGAGGATTACGAACAAAACGTCAAACAATGTGTTGACGATTTATCAAGTGATATGAAAATCGTAACCCACATAAATAACATGCTTAGTGGAGAAAACGAACATGTTAATGAAGAAGTTTTAAAAAGAGCAATTTTTAATTTGGAGATTTTAAGATCAAAATGAGTAGATTTCACACATTATTAAACAGAGCGTACAGGGAAATAATAACTGAACAAGAACAACCTCCAGTTCCACAAGGAACTCCAGAGCAAGCAGCACCAACACCTATTCCAGAAATTCCTGAAACTCAACCACAACCACAATCTCCAGTTAAACCATTAACATCGGAAGGTGAAACTGTTTTGGTTAGAATATTAGCCAAGGCTATATTGGTTGACATAACAGATCCAGTTGACGAGCTTTCAGTTAAAGATATTTCTGAAAATAAAATAAATGCAGAAAACGCTCAAGAATCTTTAACAAAATTAGTTTCTATTATAAGAAAATACGATCAAAGTGTTTCTGGTGAATTGGATATTGATAAGATTTTTCAATCAACTAAGTAATAAAATATAAACCAGTTTTCCATTTAATTATTTTTTCTTTCAATTCAGAACATTTTAAACTCTTATCCAAGATATTCTGCATTTTTTTAAAAGAAAAATTATTTTTTTCATAAAAAAGATCCGATTTTATAGATAATTCTTTCATGAACCCTTTAGAAAAGTCACTTTCCTCATGGTATATTTCAGGAATTTGAAATATTTTACTTATTTTATTCAAAATGAATTTTTCTTCTAAATCTATTAATGAATGTAAAAATATAGGTTTTTTAATATTTTTATCCAAAATGAAATCTAGTACATTTTTAACAGAGAAATATAAAAATATATTTCTTTTTGTATTTTTCTTTTGTTCCTTAAAATCTATTTCAAATTGTTTACAGAAACACTCGATGTCTTCCAAGATTTTTGGTTTGAGCGTAGAAAAATTTACTATTCTATATTCTATATTTTGCATATTCTAAGTATAGAACTATATCAAAAACTCCCACAGAATTATTATAGTGAGTGAATGTGTAAAAGTCAATAGGTAAAATTTTTCTTTTTTGATAATCTTACATTAATTATTCCGTTTATGGATTTTTCTTCAAAAAGACAGTTATTGTCCACTTGGTATTTCATCTCACAATATTTTAATTCAAATTTTCCACCTCTAACTATGGTTAGAATTTCGAAAACGATATTCTCCTTGCCATTTTTTAAAATGTAATCTTTGATATAGTTTGAAGAGGACGCATATTCCTTCCAGTCACTTTCCACAACTCTTCTTCTGGCATTTACTCTACCCTTTAATGGTTTCAATTTCTTTTTTGAATTAAATTGTTTGGATCCTATGTACCAACATCCGTCAGGCAGTGTTATTTTATAAACAAATCCAAATAAATTGGAATTTGAATTGCCAAAGTAATTCAAATTCTCATTAACAAGCCAATGTCCACAATCTTTAAGATTTATTTCTATTTCTCTTGTTTCTTTTTCTTCTTCTTCTTTTGGTATTTTTTTTGGCATCTCTTTTAAATGTTCCCAACACATAAGGCAACTGTGCATTTCCAGTATTCCAAAAATCACTGTTACCGAAATCTCCCCCATGATTAAAAGAAGCGCCATCTCCGAAAGCCCCGCCCCCTCCAGATGTATTGTCTTCTAAAATAGTGTTAACTGTTGCATCGAAAAGTCTCATTTGACAAATGGATTGTTTATATTATAATTATTTAATTAAATATATGTCTTTATCAAATTTTATAGATGAATTAAAAAATGATTGTATTGTGGATGAGATAAATTTGAAAGAATCTGCATTATTACTGCCAGCTAAAAAAGCTAAGTGGGTTTCTAGGTTAATTTTACAGAAAAATGAGCTAATAAAATTAGAAAATGACAAAAAAAACATGTTAAATTCTTTAATAGATGATTTAAAGAAGAATTCGGTGACTTCATTTTCTCAACCCGTATTGAAAAATCTTGCAGAAAAGGATCCTAATATGAGGCTCATAGATGAAAAAATTGAAAATAGTAAAAACATTATAGATTTTCTGGAAAGAGTTGAGAAAATTATAAGTTCCATGAGTTTTGATATAGGTAATATCATCAAAATAGTGCAACTGGAGACAACATGATAGATATAACACTAGATTCAAAGAAAAATAAAGGAATTTATTCGGGAAAGTATTTTGAAGAAGTTAAAGAATTCTTTTCTGTAAAGAATGATGCTGCGAAATTTGCAAGGAATAGATTCGTTCCATCTAGAAAATATGCTATAACCAGCACTGGTCGATTTGATCCCTGTTTATTGGGGGAGATAGTTAAATTTTTAGAACAAAAAACTGAAATAAAACTTAAAGATATCAAGATAGACCCTCTTTTGTTGGAAGAAAATATGCCATCTAGTTATGGATGGAGGAAACATCCAACATTTTCACTACATGAGTATGAATTATCTTTAAAATTGAGGGATTATCAAAAAGACATTGTAGATAAATGTTTGAATTTAGGTAGGGGTACTGTTTTATTGGCAACCGCTGGTGGTAAAACCTTGGTCATGGCCTCACTTTTATCTAAAGTATGGACAATGCACCCTTCTTTTAAAGTTTGTTTGATAGTTCCCAATAGGGGATTAGTTGAGCAGACTAATAATGATTTTAATGATTATAAAGTTCCATTTACTTTTTCTAAATGGACTGGTGATGATCCATTAGATTTGACTAAAAATGTTATAATTTGTAACAGTTCCATTTTACAGTCAAAAAAAAGTGATACATCTTGGATGGAATTTGTTGATGTATTGGTTATAGATGAGTGTCATCACTTAAAAAAGGATAACGAGATCACCAAAATCGTAGATTCGTGTAAAACTAAATACAAATTTGGATTTACTGGAACTTTACCAGAAGATAAAATGGATCAATGGTCTATCATTGGTAAAATAGGACCAATTATATATCAAAAAAGAAGCTTTGAATTAAGAGATCAAAAACATGTCGTTCCAGCGATAGCTCAAATATTGGAGGTTCATTATAATTCCAAACCCATTAGGAGTTTTGGCACACTTTTGGCTACTGAAAATTATAAAAATGAAATAAATTTTATTAAAAATAGCAAATTTAGAAATAATATTATAAAAAAAATAGCCAAAAACTCTAATAACAATATATTAATATTATTGGATTATTTGGATCATGGTGATATACTTTACGATGTATTGAAAACTGAGCTTAAAGATAAGGAAGTCTTTTATATAAAAGGTGAGGTCGAGGTTTCTGAAAGAGAGGCAATGCGAAAAACTATGGAATGTAAAAACAATGTCGTGTGTATAGCCATTTCTAAAATTTTTTCTACTGGTATAAATATAAAAAATTTACATTATATAGTTTTTGCTGGTGGTGGTAAATCGAAAATTAAAACACTTCAAAGTATAGGTAGAGGATTGCGTTTACACGAATCAAAAGATACTCTATATATAGTGGATATTGCCGATCAATTGCATTATGGAATTCAGCATCAAAACCGAAGAATGGATTTTTATAATCAAGAAAAAATATCTTCACAATCATTAAAAATATATGAAAATTAAAGAAAAAGTTAAAAAAAAGAAACAGGACAAACCTCATTATGTGAATGCTAGAGAATTTGAAGATGCTTTGATTAAGTATTATGATGATGATAAAATAACGGATTATATAGGACAGAGTTTGCATAAGATTGCGACTGGTCTTTCATATGCTCCTAATTTTATAAATTACTCTTTTAAAGAGGATATGGTTGGTGATGCTGTTGTTAAAATGTATCAAGCTATATTGCATAAAAAATTTAAATTGAATAAAGGATTTTCCCCCTTTGGTTATTTTACAACTATAGCGTATCATGCGTTTATATGTCGAATCAAAAAAGAAAAGAAACATCACGAAGTTATTGAAGAGTATAAAGAAAGAAACTTTGATTTAATGATGCAGGGTTCGGAAGACTTTCCATCACATAAGGTTTATAGTAGACCAGCGCCCTTGGATAAATCCGATTACACTTATTAATTGATGAAAAAAATAGCTATATATAGCGATTTACATTTGGGTGTGCATCAAAATAATCCAAATTGGCATAAAATTGCAGATAATTGGTCTGATTGGTTTATTGGTGAGTTGAAAAAACAAAAATTGGATGCTTTATTTTTTCTAGGAGATTATTTCCATTCTAGATCGGAAATATCTGTCAATACACTGCATTTTGCATCAAGCATGATTCACAAATTTAAAGATTTTGATATCAAAATGCTTGTTGGGAATCATTGTAGTTTCTATAAAGACAGAGCGGATATTCATTCTCTTTCCATATTCAAAGGATATTCGAATATAGAAATTGTGGATAAACCTAAAAACTTTGAAATTTTTGGTAAAAATGTTTTCATGGCTCCTTGGGGTACTGGGATAGATTCTATAAATGATTGTGACGTATTGATGGGGCATTTTGAAATCGAATCATTTAAAATGAATCCGTCTAAGTTTTGTGAACATGGTTTTACGGCTACTCAATTGTTAAAAAAATCTCCTCTTATATTCAGCGGACATTTTCATTTGAGGGATGAGAGAGAATATAAAAATGGTAAAATAATATATGTCGGGAATCCCTTTCAAATGGATTTTGGAGATTGTGGTGATAGCAAAGGTTACTATGTTTTAAATTTCGAAGATTTAAGTTATGAGTTTTTTGAAAACAATGTATCGCCAAAGCATAAAAAGGTTAAATTGTCTGAATTTGATGCTAATAAAGATGATGTTTCTAACAATATTATTAAAATTATTGTAGATAAAAAGATAGAAGATGGTGAATATGACAAATATTCTCAGAATGTATCTAAATTGAAACCTTTTTCTTTTTCTTTTGACAATTCTTTGGATTTGGATGCTCCCAAAATAGATGAGGAGGCTGAAGGGATCGATATGTCTGGAGTGGATTTTACCAAAGCTATAACGGATTTTGTGGATATAATGAATGTTGATAATAAAGAAGATGTTTTGAATTACATAATGGATTTGTATAAGAGAATATGAAAAAAATAATATTTAAAACTTTAAAATTAAAAAACTTTTTTAGTGTTGGGAATGAGCCTGTAGTTATAAATTTCCAAAAAGGTCTTAATATTATAACTGGGATTAATAAAGATTTGATGGACAGGCAGAATGGTACTGGTAAAAGTACTATTATAGATGCTTTTCATTTTTCATTATTCGGGGAGACTACTAGAGACTTAAAAAAGGAATTTGTTTGTAACAATATAACAAATGAAATGTCCGAGGTGTCTTTAACATTTTCTATAGGAGATGATCGATATGAGATATATCGAACATTGAAACCTTCAAAATGTTACTTATATCATAACGAAGAGGATATAAGTAGGGATAGTATTTCTAATACTACCGAATATGTATTGTCTTTATTAAAAATAACACCAGAGGTTTTTTCTAATTGCATATGTCTTTCTGTAAATTCAACTGTTCCTTTTATGGCTCAGAAGAAAATTGAAAAACGAAAATTCATAGAAAATGTTTTCAATTTAAACATTTTTTCTGAAATGAATTCTTTTTTAAAAGAGGATTATTCTGATGTTAAGAAGAAGTTGGAATATAATAGAGAGATGTATTCTCAATCGGAAAACAATTTAAAACTATTATTTGAAAAAAATAAAAAAATAACTGAAGAGCGTCTTAATAGAATTTTGAATTGCGAGAAAAATATTAAAGAATATTCCGAAGAAATTGATGAATTGAATGATTTCATATCGAAATATAATCCATCAGATAGTAAAAATAATGAAATTAAAATACAAAAATTAGATGATAGAGAAAAGGAAAAAAACGTTTCCAAGGATGTTAAGATTAATGAAATTTCTAGATTAAAGACTACTATAGATTTTTTAAATAAAAATTTATCTAAAATAGGAACACAAGAGAGTAAATGTCCAGTTTGTTTAAAATCTTTGGACGAACACGATTTTGAATATATTCAAGAGGAGAAAAATAAAATATTGAAAGATATTGAAAATTCCAGTAAAGAAATTTCTTTAGAATATGAAGAACTTCAAACTTTAAAAAAGGAAATAGATTTAATAGTAAAAGCTAAAAATGTTTTAAATCAAGAAATAAATTTCGATAAATTAAAAGAACAAAAAATAGTTAATGATAAAAATAAAATAATAGCTTTAAATAAAAAAATATTAGATCAACAAAACGAAATAGATTCTTTAAAAAATTTAAACGTTAAAGAAAATGATGATACTGAACTTTATGAAAAGAAGTTGCAGGATATAAAGAATCAAATTGATGCTTTGGTTTCTAAAATGAACATTTTAGAAAATGTTAAGTTTGCTCTATCGGAGGAAGGTATAAAGAGTTTCGTTGTTAACAAAATGTTGAAATTGTTTAATGGTAAAATATCACATTACTTAAAGGAAATGAATTCTAATATAACAGTGCAATTCGATCAATATTTTGAAGAAACTATTAAGAATGAAAGAAATAAATCAACAATGTATTTTAATTATAGTGGAGCGGAAAGAAAGGCTATAGACTTGGCGATTATGTTTGCTTTTATAGATATCTTAAAAATGCAGACTAATATTAATTACAATGTTCAGTTTTATGATGAATTGTTGGATACAAGCTTGGATTCTTCTGGAGTTGAAAGTGTTGTTAAAATATTAAATGGTTTTGTGGATAATGAAAACTATGGTATATATGTAATTTCCCATAGGAAAGAATGCTCCAAGATGTCAACTGGAGAGGTTGTATTTTTGGAAAAAGATGGCGGTATAACAAAAAGAGTTGCCATTGAGGTTTGATTTATTCGATTCTTTAAATATATATTTTAAACATCATGATTCAGTTGCCAAATAATTTTATAACGTCTCCTTTATTGAAAAATGCTAGAAATTGCGAACCTATTTTACATAGAAAAAATAATATTGACGATTTAACCCCACCAGAGGCTAATGTTCCTAGAGTATTGCAGTACTATGCTGATTATAGCGGGTGTGGTTTTTGGAGAATGATATGGCCAGAACATTTGCTAAATGCGTTTAATCATTTCACGGTACATGGTTCCACGGTGATGAATTTAGATCCTAGATATTATGTCAATGTTAAAGCCGTTAGAATACAAAGACAGGCCACATCTCATCAACTAAGATTTGTACAGTTCTTGAAGGAATTATCGAAGGAGGTTGGGTTTAGGGTTATATATGAAATTGATGATTTAATATTTGCAGAAGATATTCCAGATTATAATAAATATAAACCAGCTTTTACTAATCCAGAAATTAGAAAAAACTGTCAAGATATTATGTCTTTATGTGATGAAATTACAGTAACTTGTCCATTCATGAAGCAATATTATATGGAAAAAACTGGGCATAAAAACGTTACAATAATTCCAAATTTTCCTCCTAAATTTTGGCTTGGTCATTTTTACGATGAAAAGCAAATATCGGCCAATTTTGACACATATAAATCTAAGCCTCGTATTTTATATGCTGGTTCTGGCGCTCACTTCGATGTGGATAATAGAGTGAATCAGAATGATGATTTCGCTCACGTTATTGATGTTATAGCTAAGACAGTGGACAAATATCAGTGGGTGTTTTTGGGCGCATATCCTTTACCTCTTAGGAATTTGGTACAAGCTGGTAAAATAGAGTTCCACCCTTGGACCAATTTGTATTTTTACGGTGAAAAGATTAAGAATTTGAGAATAAACATGCTAGTTGCTCCTTTACAGAATAACAATTTTAATAAATCTAAATCGGATTTGAAATTGATAGAAGCCAATGCTTTCGGTTTACCAATCGCTTGTCAAAATCTATGCACTTATGAAAATGCTAGATTTAAATTCGATACTGGAGAAGAGATGATAGAAATGATAGATGATGTTCTTAGTAAGAAGGGTAGATATATGAATATCTCTGCTAAAGCTAGGGGAGATGCTAATAAGAGATGGTTGGAGAATGATGATAACATTAAATGCTATCAAGAATTATTTTCACTTCCATATGGTCATAAGGATAGAAAGATGTTGAACGCTATTAACGGTATAATTGTTTAATTAAAAACAAAATGCTAGGATATGTGAAATATGTTATTGCGGGATACCATATTGGATAGTTTAATATGAACATCGTTAGCAATCCTATTATTAAAGATATCCAAAAGCTCATGCAAATCCAACAGGATAATAGTTTTCCTAAAAATGAGTTTTTAAATGATACGATGTCTATGAATCCATCAAAAGTGTAAATGTCCTTTTTCTTAAAAAAGAAGTGCGCTAAAGTGGTTGTTAATGGGGAGAAAAACCATAATATGAGTATACTATTGACACATAATAAACCCACAAAATATGGTATTATCATTTTTTCAAATACTCTCTAATTCTAGATATGAAACCGTTTTTTAGATTTCTTTCTGCACACGAATTACAACCACCTTGTCTTTTGATGGCGTCCAAAGTTCTATTGTATTCATCTCTGAGAGATTGACAATCTGTTATTTCACTTGGACAGGGTTGGTTGTTATCGAAAAATCTGCTTGCAATGTCTTCCATAAACTGTATACTTGTATTTATAATTAAAATAAAAAATTCAAATGTATAGAAACTTGTCATATAATCCTAAAAAACAATGTATGAAAATTTTCACTTGGAGTGAAGATGGTCAGAGAATTGTTGCGGACACTTCGTATAGACCTTATTTGTATTTGGAAACTAATGGTGAGCATGAAGCCATGAGTATTTTTAATACAAAATTGAAAAAGAAGTCATTTTCCACTCAATTCGATAGATTGAAATTCGCAAAAGAACTCGATCCTTCTACTAGATTGTTTGAAAACTTGAATGTTTACCAGCAATTTTTGATAGACATGTTCCATAACGAATATCAGAAACCAGATTTTTCAAAACATCCTTTGAAAGTTTATTATTTGGACATTGAGGTGTATTCTAAAGATGAGGGATTTCCTCATCCAGAGCAAGCCAACGCTCAAGTCAATGTCATAACATTATATAACTCTTTGGATGATGTGTATCATACATGGGGCTTGAAACAATATAAATCTAAAGAATCTAATGTATATTACCATCATTGTTCGTCAGAAAAACAATTATTGGAAAAATTTATATCCTATATAGAAAAAGATCACATGGATGTAGTGTCTGGTTGGAATAGCAAACTTTTCGATTTACCATATCTAATTAATAGAATTGCGAAAATATGTGGAGACGAAGAAGTTTTAAGATTATCCCCGACTAATAAGGTGTATAGTAAAAAAGCGTTTGGCAAATTCGGAAGAGAGGAAACTGTGTGGGTTTTGGATGGGGTTTCTTCGGTAGATTATCATGATGCTTATAGAAAATTTTGCTTAATTCCTAGAGAGAACTATAAATTGGATACTATAGCTTCTATAGAATTGCAAGAAAATAAAATAGATTATGGTGGAGGCAATCTATCAGATTTGGCTGATAATAATTGGGAAACATTTGTAGACTATAACATCCAAGACGTTAAAATTTTAGTGAAATTGGATAATAATCTGAGATACATGGAGCTTTTAAGATCTTTGGCTATAACTGGATTGACTACGATGGAGAGTGCTTTACATAGTATCGGAGTTATAACAGGTGCAGCTGCTATAAGAGCGAGAGCTAGGGATAAAAAAATACCTACTTTTATAAGAGATTATAATAAAGTATCCAAAAATGAGGGTGCTTTTGTGAAAGAGCCAGAGGCTGGTATACATAAACATTTGGTTTCATTCGATGCCAATTCTCTATATCCTAATACCATGATCACTTTAAACATATCTCCAGAAACTAAGTTGGGAGTGATTGAAGATGAGAATGAAAATGAGATAAAATTGAGAGATGTAAATGATAAGACTCACCTTTTATCTAAAAGTTCATTTAAAAAGCTCATAGAAAAGGAAAACATATCAATATCTAAAGCAAATGTTTTATTTACTCAAAAGAAAAAGGGTCTATTTCCAGAAATAATTGACATTTACTATAAGAAGAGGGTTGATGCCAGAAAGGAGTTGAACAGATTGGAAAAACAAATATCTGAAATGGAGGATGGTCATGAAAAGGATAATTTGAAAAACGAAGCGAAACTTTTTGATATTAAGCAAATGACTTATAAAATTTTCTTAAACTCTATTTACGGTGCTTTCGGTAACAAATATTTCGTATTGGGTGATGACGATTTGGCTAGATCTATAACTTTAACAGGACAGTCTATTATCAACGAAGGATCGAATATTCTAACAAATTATGTCGAAAATATAATTGGACAAAAGGTTTCTAGAGATGTAATCAGATACATAGATACTGACAGTTTATTCTTTTCCTTTGATGAAATTATCGAAAATAAGAAAATCGTTTTTTCTGAAAAGAATAAAGTTACGAAAGAGATGTATTCTCTTATAGAAAATACGACTAAACATTTAAATGAAAATATTAAAAAATGGGCCGAGAAGGAGCTTAACAGCAAGGATTCTAGAATAGAATTTAAGAGAGAGAAGATATGCGATCTTGGAATGTTTTTGAAAAAGAAGCATTATATATTGCATATATTGGATTCTGAAGGTATAAAATGCGACAAATTTAAATACACTGGTGTAGATGTGGTTAAAAGCACAATGCCAAAAAAGGTCAAACCATTTGTGAAGAATATAGCGGAAACTCTTTTAATAACTATGGATGACTCTAAGACTAATGACGCTATAGTTAAAGCTCACGATGAATTCTTGAAACTTTCCTTGGAAGAAATATCTACTATAGTTGGTATAAAAAATTACGATAAGTATTCTAAATTGTGTCAAGAATTTCAAACTATCAAGGGTATGCCATATCATGTTAAGGCGGCGTATTATCACAATTTACTTTTAGATAGATTGGAGTTGGGTAAAAAGTATGAAAAGATACAGAGCGGCGACAAGATTAAATTATTTTATTTAAAACAGCCAAATCGTTTCGGTATAGATTCCATGGCTTTTAAGTATTATTATCCAGATGAATTTAGGGATTTGTTTGAAATAGATTATGAAAAAATGTTTGACAAGATAATATATTCCCCAGTTCAAAAGTTTTTTAAAACGGTTAATTGGATACCGCAAAAACCTAATAACATGGTTACTTGTAATTTGATGGATTTTTTAGCGGAGTAGTATTGACATTTCATTTATCTTTGTTAAATTATAGTCTATGGAAAATAATGTTAAAGTATTCATCGATCATGTTGGACATTCAATTGTTGGAGAACTTTTGGGTGAAGAAAATAAAGTTTTAAAGATTAAAAATCCAGCAATTTTAATTGCTGCCCCAAATAATAACGGTCAACTAACAGTTCAATTAGTACCTGTCTTTTTCAAAGAGTTTATTAAACAAGAGAAGAGGGAAAATGGTGCTGTTTTCAATTATCCTGTGGATAAGATTGTGTTGTCTGAAGTTGATTTGGAAACTCGTTTGTTGGAACAATATGTTGGAATGTT